GGGCTTTCCCATTTTATAGACAATTTTCTCTAATTTTAACAGCCCCGTTTGGTTTAAAATGCTGTTTACATAGACTTTTGTACGTACTTTTCTTAGGTCTGAGGTCTTAATTACGTCGGTATTGCCAAAATATCCCAATGAATTTAGATTATTAGGCGTTGCGTCGAAAGTAAAATTTAGAGAATACGGTGAAAATATCTTTGCAATGTCCTGCGTATCTTTAAAAGTGTACCGCATCGGGATAGATTCATCCTTAATTAAGTCTAATTTGTTGTAGTTTAAACCGTCAAGCGAAACGAATACTTCTGTTATCATCGGATATTGTTAACTTTGTTGTTGGTTTCGTCTAGTTTTAAATTATAGTCTATCGCTATCCTATCATTTAACCTTGTTTTACGTGTAAAATCTTCGTCGGTTATCACAACGGGGATTTGCTGGTGCGTTTTAAAGAATCCGATTGCTTCATCGGTAATACTTTGGCTGTCTATTGAAATATCTGTATTATCGATACTTACAATTGCATTATCAATAGTAATCCCAACGGTTGTAACCAATTCAAAATCTCCTTTAAAGTTAATCAAATAAACAATTGGCGAATATATCAACTCCTCAATTATCGAAGTCATATTTTCATCTAGCGACCCCGTGTTTATAACATACGACTGCTCCGCATCAATAGATGTGATTTGCTTTGAATGTATAAACGTATTGTCAACTTGCGACGGGTCACGATGTGAAATGTTGCTAATCGTTCGCTTGACTTTTACCGTTGCTGTTTTCTTTCCGTGTGGCGTAAACGTTTCCCATAAGCCTAACTTATTTATAAAAATAATTAGACAAGGATCTAGTGTGCATCGTAATTTTGTTGGCGTTAATGAAATGTAATTTATAACGTTTGCAGTTGTAGCTTCGGCAACCGTTCGTGTAAAATTAAAAGTTTGGTCAAAGTAGTTATGAATTTTTGGATTGAACCACTTTTCGACGGGTACAATGAATCCTGATGCACCGTAATTTTCAACTCCATTATCTCCTATTAAATTCTGCTCATAGTTCCATCTGTAACCCAACGTGCAAAAGAAAGTATTTGTATATCTACTTGTTTGGGTGCCATCAAAATTAATTGAAATTACTTGTGCCTGAATAAATACGCCTTGGTTTGTGATTGCAGCAGGTGCGGCTCGGTTATACGCAAACTTCGGTTTTATAAACGGTTTGATTAAGTCTGAAATTTCTAGTGATATGTAGCTATCTAACTGACTAACTTTGTCTTTTGTTAAAATAACAGTTGGTTGGTTGATGACTTGATTTTGCAATCCATCCCAAATGTAAAGATTTACGGTAACGGATTTTGTCAATACGCTTGCATTTTCACGAATGAATAACGGACTGTTTATAAACTTGATTTTACTTTCATTGTCGATAGGCGTTCGTACATCTAATGGTAAAATTGGCGGAATTGGTGCAACATCTGGCACGGTAACGTCTATAATCGAATACTCAAAAGGTGCTATATCAATATTTGTGCTTGTAAAGCCTCTGTAATTTGTAATATTTATATTAGGCAATTTGCCTTGAAAACTAAATGAATTTGAACCAGTAACTTGTGCCGTGAATAAATTAGCATCAAATAATGCATTTGAAACAAAATAGTTAACGAATGCGTTAGCTGACAATGAACCACCTGTTTGATTTATAACAGTAATTTGATTTGCTATTCCCGTTATTGTATCGGTAAAATAAATAATGAATTTCCACAATGGACTTATAGTACCATAGTGTTCTATATCAATTTTTTTAACTATCATAATTTCCTGTTATTTGTTCCATTATTTCACCCACTATTAAATTTGTCGTTTCATCTACATTGTCGTTAATTGCTTGTTGTAAAGCATTCATACCATCTGTAATTACAATATCTTTTCCGCTGTAAGTTCTTTTAGAATTATCGTCTTTTGGATAATTCCATTTGCCATAATCAACTTGAACAACTAACAAAACCGTATCGCTCAAAGGTTTGTAATTTACGGAATCTCTTAACGTTCCACCCGCCTTTCTTAAACTACCCTTTGACCCTACTCTATCTGTCAAATAATACAAATCTTCGGCAACTCTTGAACTTTCCCGAGCTTGCTGGTAAATCTTTTCGCCTAAGTCCATAAGTTGACCTCTAATAATTTTATCAGCGTCAATCTGTGCTCTAGTCCTTCTTTTTGCCAAAACCTTTGATTTTATTAATTAGCGCGGTTACCGCTGTTGTGCTTTGCCTTCCAATAATGTCAGTTATTTTATTAATTGAACTTCTACCTGTTTGAACACCTCCCTCCTCTAATACGCTTCTATTAATATCAGTATATCTCATTCGCCACTTTACGCCACTTGGCATTAAACGCCTTGCATTTGCTTCTAGTTTTGAATTTATTCCGCTTGGTCTGTCCGCTCCAAATTGTCCGTAAAAAACCTCTACAAATATAAATACATCCTTTTCAACTGTGTACGAAATAGAACGTCTTAAAAAACCTGTATCTCGATTTGAGCTAGCTTTTGATAAATTAACTATCTTTTGCGCAATTACTCTTATTTCGGTTGTCGTTAACATCCACTTCCTAGATTTGGCATTGCTAATTCTATCGTTATTTGGTGACCATCTAGTCCGTTTTTATTAAAATTTTCTAGCTTTCTGGATTCCGTATTGCTAAATAATTCAATGTGATTTTCAAAATATATATTACTTCGCATCTGATTCAAAAACCTAGAAATAACCGATAATGTTTCTGCCCAATTATCAACTAGATTTGTATCTAGTCTTAATTTACTATCTGTCTTTTGAGGTCTTATATCTCTCTGCTGAACCACTGTAATTAAAAAAGTAGAAATTATTGCATCTGGCAAAGTCTCACTTTCTAAATAGTCTATGTTCACTAAACAATAGATGTTTTCTTTGTTGTTGTCAAGGTGCTTTGTCTCCACCATAGTAATAGTATTAACCAAGTCATTTTCTCCAAACTTTTCAACTAAAAAATTCGTTAATAAATATAATTCGTTCATATTATTCTAAATTTTCAACCGTTCTTTTTCTAAGTAAATATTGCGACCAAAATAAAAAGTATTTCGTTTCATACTCAAATACAACTTTTGGGCTAACAGACTCAAATATAGCACAAAGATACACCATTTCAGTATATCCTCCGTATGTTAAAGAAAAGTTTTCACGCTCTATACTACCTTGCGTGATTTTGCCGTTACTTGGAAACTGCGGAGGGTTGTAAATCCAATCGTAATCAACTTTTACTTCCTGCGATTCTATCATATAAAGGGCGACTGCGTAACACTGAACGTACTCTGGAATAGTCATAAACCAAAGGCGAGGCGTTACGGTCGCCTTTATGAATTCTTTGTCGTCCTCATCTTTTATAAATGTTTCAAGGTCTATAAACCTTCCTACATTTTTAAATGTTACGTCAATCTTATAAAAGATTTTGATAATCAAAAATAACTTTAAGCTTCTCCAAGTTTGTTTCTGCATCGCCAAATAATTCTTTTAAAGTTTCTTTTTTTCTCAATTCCTTTTTGTCTAGCTTTCGGTATTCGATTTTCAAATACGGAAAGAATCTTCGTAAGTGTGTGCGTGTTGTTTCTTTTTGTGTCATAATAACATCGGTGTTTTCCGTTGGGTATAAATGAAATATCCAGCGGCTTCGGTTATGTGGTCAAATCCCGTCGTTTTGTCGGGCTCTCCATTTTTGTACGTTTGTCGCTCTGTTGCTTCGGTAAATATAGGACAATTATTTGTATTGATAAAATATACCCGTTCGGCTTTTGCATTTTTGAATGCAGCATTAACGGCGTTTACTCGGTCTTTTACGAAAGGGTTTTTGTTTTGTTTTCTAATCGTAAAACCCGCATCTCTTAAAACAACTATATCACTCTTCCCGCTTGACTTCCTATTATCACCGCTAGCATCTGGATAGATAACAATTGAATGATTAGGGTGCTTTTGTTTTATTAACTCAACCATTTCAAAAGTATCATAAGCGTTTACAATTTCTGCAACTGCTGTTTTAATATTGCCGTCAATGACATGCACTACTGCGTTCATTTTCGTAATGTTAAAATCCATTCCAATATGTAGAACGTCGTTTGGCTGTATTTCTCGAATAGAATTGTTTTCCACTCGGTCAAAGTGGTGGTAAACGTTTCCGCTTGTTAGGTTTACAAACTCGCCGTTTAGGTAGGCTTCAAGTTGTTGAGGGCTGTAACTCATTTCTAAAGTTTCAATATAGCTTTTAGAAATAAACGGATTGTTTCTTGTTTTGGCTCGAATAAGTTTCTTTTTTTCGTGTGGATTTTTAATAAAAAATTGGTAAAGAAATTTAAATCCTTCGGGTGTTGAAACAAAATCTAAAGAGTTTGGCATTTGGTCTGGCAAAGGAACTGATAATCGTGCGACTACTTTTATAAAAACATCTTCCATGTGCTTATTTGCCAAGACATCGGCTTCATCGATTAAGCTGTAGCCGACTTCATAACCGATAATAGAATCGGGATTGTCCATTGAACGCATAATTATTTTGCCAAATGGGGTAATAAATTCGTGGTCTGTTTTATTTAAAGTATAAGGTATTTTTTTTGCAGTTAAAAACTCCGAAAATTTAGGATAAGCAATATCTTTTATTAATCCGTAAGTCGGTAAATAATACGCCACATCAATATTTGGATATTTTAGTTTTTTTAATACAGTTTTAATAACTCCAGCTTGTGATTTACCTGAACGATAACCGCCAACGATACCTGTGTGAACAAAGGGACTGTTTATAAACTCGGCTTGGTGTTCAAGTAATTGCATTACTCTATATTTTTAATAATTGTAAATTCAATAGGTTCAATTTTAACCTCCTCAATTATATTGTGCTGCACCGATTTTCCCGCATACCTATCCAAAACCTCTTTAATAGCGTTCATATCTCCCTTAACCGCCATCGTAGTAAGCTTGTTTATGATAGCGGTTAACTTATCAATGCCATTGCTTTCGGTCTGTAATTCAGCTGTTAAAACATCTTTTAGAAGTTTTGTTTTGGGTGCTCCTTTGCGGTTAATCCTCGGGTCGTCTTTTGTAAAAGGCACTCTTTTTTTTAAGTTTTCGCTATTTGCCATTATTTAACTGTTATTCAACTGTTACACTTTGAGCGTGGTGGTGGACTCGAACCCCTTTTTTAATCTGGAATGATTAACGCATTACCCGTTATGCTTACCACGCATTTATTATCCTTTTCTTTCTGCTAAGGTAATCTTTTTTCCCTTATACATTCCTGCGCCCATTTCGTCAATCTTTGAAAACGGTAATATTGGAACTGTTATTTTACACGTTTTATCTAATAGGTAAATGTAACGGAGTTGAAAACCTTTAATTTTTTTTGCTCCTATGGAGTTTAAAAAAGAAAATGAACTAATATTTTTTGGCTTCCCATATATTTTGGCTGGTAATTGGTTATTACTAAAAACCAAATGACAAAATCTTTTACCGTCTGGCATTTCCCATATTGCATTATTAGTTTCGCATTTTGTCAAGCTAAAACCGCTAGCTCGGTATATTGTGCCATCGCCACACTGCGTAGCATCACTAAAGCTTAAAATCCATTTTATATGTGGCGCATTCTTTTTTAATAGTTTTAATGAAATAGAAATACATCTGCTTTCCGAATACTTTGGTAAATAGCTATCAAATGCCATTCTATTAAGTTCTAACATTTCATTCCAAAGCACTGGTTTATTATCATTATTATAAACTAATCCAAGCACTTTACTTTTATCTAAAGGACAACCATAACTCATTACACCATGCATTTTATTATCTAAAAAGCAACCGAAATGCAGACTGCTATTATTTACAACCTTACCGCTATAATGATTTTTTTTTACAAATTCATTTGCAATCTTTGAGGGTATTACCTTAACGATTATTTCCTTTGCTCTGCCCATTGCATAATAATTAAATAAAGTGCGTTACCGTTGCTGTTTTCATTGCCTAAAGTTTCGCAGTATTTATATTCTTCTGTTGCTTTTATATCGGTAATAGCATTCTTTATTTGCTCCGCTTGTTCATCCGCAAGTGTAAAAGTCATTTGTTGAAACGGCTCTTTATCTCCGTCCTTTAAACTAAAATCTTCGCCAAATTCTTCTGATAATTCAACTGCTCCAAAATCAGGCAAATCTAAACCCCACTCGGTTAACTCTTCTGCTTCCCATTCGTTCGCTAAACTATCCCAATCCCATTCACCAAAACCAACGTTATCTTTTATGATAAATTCCTTTTGTTGTTGCTCGGTTAAATTTGATGCTTTGATAATAGGCACTTCTTTTAATCCAGCTTCTTTGCACGCTTTTAATCGCATATTGCCACCAAGTACAATCATATCGTCATTAACTACAATAGGTCGTAATTTAAGCATTTCTGGAAACTCCTTGATAGACTTAACCAACTTTGCGAATTTATCATCTTTGATAATTCTAGGATTGTTCGGGTTTGGTTTAACCTCTGATATTTTTACTAATTGCATTTTACAATTCTTTGAACTCTAAAACTTCCCTCGACATATTCAAGTAGTACCGTGCCGTCATCGTTGCAATCATCGCTGTATGGATAGGTTTCTCCGTTAGGCACGTCGTTAACGTACGTCACTGCATTACAATCGCAAACGGTCTTTTCGTCTTCTGGTGTGCAACTCGCTAGAGCAATTGCAAAAATAAATAATAATTTTTTCATAATTTTTATGTTTTAGTATTTAGATAGTTATGTGAACTTACTATTTGCCAGCTTTTTGCAATACTACTCACGATAATCATCGTATATTTCAATATTTCCATTACCTACAATTATTTTGCCCCATTTATCCGCAAATTGGATTAACTCTTTAAGGTCTATTATGTCAACTATTGGCTCTCCTACTATTGTAAATTCTTTATAATCACTTTCTTTAAATGTAAATCCAATTTTCTTAAGCGCTGTCCTTTTTTTTGCGTCATGGTAAAAGTTACCCGATGTTGTTACTGTAAATTCCATAATACAAATATATTAATTTTATTTTTTTGTTTTTATAGATCTAAATTGAAATTAGAAAAAGCATCTGCGGGATAGTTCTTTTTGTACGATGCGACGATTTTCATCACAGTCCTTTGTTTTAATATCAACTTAGCCTCTTCAAATGAATTGACTCCGTAGTTAGTTGCTATGCGTGTGAATGAATCGATTGTCATGGTACAAATATATTAAATTTATTGTTTGGTTTTTAAAAAACTATAAACTAATGCTGCACTACTAATAGCGGAAGACCTTTAGCGGTAAGCTATTATGTCCTTAGCTTTTACTATTTTTCCTTCAAAAAAACTAAAGGGTTCGTTCATAAATCCGCCACAACCAAATAGTATATTTTCTTCTATGTTGCCATATTTATCTAATACAGTATATTGTTTATTTTCTAATTTTGGGTAAGTTTTCGCTATCCATATCCAACCGCTAACACTTGGTGTGGTGCTTAATTCTTTGGTCTGTGTATTTTTATTTTGTTCTTTCATAATTTTGCTAGTTTAATTAGATTTTCAATTAATTCTGTTTTCGATATTTTTTGAGATTCAGATAATTCCTTTAACTTATTCCGACAATCTTTTGAAAGTCGGAATAGACAAGGATGCTTTTCTGTTGGTTGTTTGCTCATTGGTTGTTTACTATTTCTTTTATCAAATATGGCTGACCTTGTAATTTTTTAAATAAAATAAAATCAGAAATATATCTTTTAACTCTGTCTTCTCTTACTGATTTAGTTACTTTTCCTTTTTTCGATATTATTGTAACATCTTTAAATTTTAAGTTTCTGTTTGCTATTTTAATATAAGACATAATTTATATTTGTTTGTTTCTATGGTGTAAATATACAAAACGTATATACATAATATCACAAAATAATGTTAATTTTTACGTCCGTAGTAAATATAATCCAAATACTCTTGAATTTCCTTGCGCCTTTCGGGTGTGCGTGATTGCTTTTCTTTTTCGAGTTCTGCAATGGTTGGATTTTTTGGCTTTGGTTTCATTTTTTTGCTATCTTCTTTGTATTTTAAATCGTAATTTATTATTGTTTATTTTGCATGTAGTTATTAATAATATTAACAGTCATTTCAAATGACCAGCTGAAACAGGCATAATATCCTTTGCTTTTTAAATCGTTAATCGTTTTTTGTTGCCCTTCTAAATGCTCACATTTTAAAAGAGTTCCGTTTTTTTTGAAAGGTGTTTTAACTTTTAACTCAATAAACAACCCTTTAAAATCTTTGTTAGGTTCAAAAATTAGTAAATCGGGCGTTTTAAAGCCTTTTTTCTGGATTTGTGTATTTCGTACTTGTTGCGGAATAGTTAGCTTAACTGATGCAATTGTATCACTTAAAAACAATACTTTTGGATATTGAATTGAAATGTATGTGCAAACTGCTTTCTGTAATTCAAATTCTGGTTGATTTTTAGATTTTGGCATAATTACATCAATTTTAATTTTTGTTCTGGCAAAGGACAATCAACATTAAACCATTCCTTTAAAAATTCTCTAATTTCAGAATAATAATTTTCCTGGTCGGTCGTTGTGTTTTCCGTTGTGCTTTTTGGAACTTTTATAATTTCGCTTGTTTCTTCATTTACTTTCTCGTAAAACAAGAATTTGCTTTTTAAAAACTCGTGTGTTTTTTCGGTAGACCAAACTTCCCCCCAACTTTCGTGTATTGCGTTTTTTGTTATTGGAATAATCACACCCCAATAGTAACTGTTTTGCTCCAGACTTCTTTTTTTTGATAGAATAGATAATTTAAACATAATGGTTTTGCCTTCAAATTGTTTTATTGCACTCAAAATTTCGTTTCGGTTGCGTTTGAAATTACCGTTGTTTACTTCTGTAATTATTTCGATTGCTTTCATTTGTATAATAATTTAAAACCATTACATAAATTCCATTCGCCCTGTAAAACCCGATAAACCGCTGCAACATCTCGTTGAACGTATGCAGCACAATTTCTTAATGATTTGTGTTCTTTTTTAATCCCATTTTTTTCTGAGATAATATGTTTTACAATTCCTTTTTTTAATTTCATATTAGCGTTTTGTTGGTACGCTTTTTTTGAATTTTGAGAATATGATAACCATTGTAAATTAATTAAGTTGTTGTTACTTTTGTTTGCATCAATATGGTCAACTACCTTTAAATTTTCTGGATTTGGAATGTATTTTAAAGCTAAAACTCGATGGATTCTAAATGCTTTTCCGTACATATAAAATCTTTTATAACCTTGGCTGTTTTCTGTTATTTTTAATTTTTTACTTTTGTAAAAGTAATTTCCGTTAATTTCATTAAAGTCTTGCAATCTAAATTCTGCTTTCATAATTATAAATTTAAGTTGTTTTTTTTACTGCGAATTGTTAATGATTTTTGGGAAGGCATAACCTTCAAATAAATCTTGTTGTTTTATAAGTAAATTTGTTTTTTAATTCAAAATTTGTGCTTCGTATAGCACCATCCGTTATAGCACATTGCTACATATTTGCAATATTGACGATAAACTCTCTGATTGCGGGTAAATAATCTTCTTTAATATCGTAATCATCAGGTTCGATGTATCCTTCATCTTCCAATT